CTGTAATACCTAACCTATCTCTTAAATTCTGCATTGCTTGTGGATTAGGTTGATTGTCAAAACCAAAACTATAGTCTTTTCCGTCAATTTCAACGTCATATTGTCTTTCCATAGCTCCGCTTAATGCTGGACCCATTCTCATAGCACCTGTTGTCATCATGCCTGTAGTTCCAGACATTGGTGTCATAGTGGACGCCATTTGAGTAGCTTTGAGTAAATTATCTGCGTTTGGTTTCATATCTATCCTATCGTTACTGTTACAGCTCCTATACTCGCTGTTGCAGACACCCCGGTAGGGTATGTCTGGTGCTCGTAGAGATTCCTAAAGTTAGTGCCATCAAAGCCTTGATGAACCTCTGTCGTACTGTTAAATATAATAGAGCCGGTAGCGAATTGCAATTCGCTAAGCTCTGTATTTGTGTAGCTCCTAGTAACATCTGGATCCTCCGAGGCCAGGTTTAACTCTAGTATTCTAACAAGCCTATTGAATGTATCAATTGAAACTTCCGCTCCTTGTGCTTGTGGCAGTCTTGTCTGTAGTAATTTACCCATTACCTACGCCCAGATTGCTGTATATCTACTCGGGTATTACCCAATCTCCATTTAAAATTTTTGCGATCTGGTTCTGTATTGTCGTCGTCTGATTCAAAACGTAAGACAAACTGCCGAGTTCGTGTTCTTAAACTTGAAAACGTAGATGAATTTTTTATTTGTGTGGTTGAGTCGGTTGTTAAAGTTTGATTGTTAAAATCTCTTCTTTTTACAACGACATTAATCGCTGGATCTGGACTTGTGCCTACATCATTTTGAAAAAGTATATCGGGTATAATTTTCTTCAAAAACACAAAGCTATCGCCGTCTGTAATGTCAATGTCTGCGGATTCTACAAACACACCATCCATAGAACTGGTGTCATCATCCGAACCGGTTTCATGTTGAAACAAATATTTTTCAGAGGATGACTCTCCTGCGGCCAATGGTTTTTCATTAATACCAGGAGCTAGCCAAGCATATCTTTCTAAAGATCCAATACTCCAGGAGTCCTCTTCGTAGTTATATATAACATACCTAGATATTTCGTCGGTATTATCGGTAATACTAGGGTAAAAAAACCAAATCTCTGAAAACTCTTCATTCAAACCTGTAAAACACTTAAACGACTGGTCAACGTCAAGATCTGAAAAAACATAATCCTGGACGCTACAATTAAGTTTTTTGATTGAGCCGTTATAGAAGTAAAAAGCGTTTTTTGACATAAAAAAAACACCGTTTGGTGCATTTGCAAACGCTTTCGGTCCTATTAGTCCGGCACCCTCATTAATTAAATTAATCGCAAAAGTAAGTGGTGGGCCAATAAAAGACATGCTGTATAAGGAAGTATCTGTCCAAATTAAAACCTCTTGTCTTGATTTTATGCCACCAATTATTGATGAACCGCTGGAGAGACGCAAAGATCCTGCTGTATTTGTATTCAAGGGTTCAAACTCTAGTTCATTTTCTTGGTCGGAAAAAGCAATTAACATAGGATCTATAGATCCTGTTCTTGATCCGCCACTCAATGGATCGGCTCCTAAAACAATCAAATGTCTGTCAGTTTCGGAAGTTATTACTTGCAGAGCTTTTGTTGGTACTTTATTGGCCCCACTTACGGTAGAAAGTTCTACCGCTCTAGTAGAAAGACCATCGCCTTCAACCCACCTGTAGATACCTCCGTTTCTTGGGTTAATAATTAGATTTTCGCCAAAATTATCGTGTGTCCATTGTCTTAACTGGTTTGTGTCACTCAACGCTGTTGCGGCTCCCCAACCTCCAGCGCCCCATGTGCTAACACCCCAACCTGTGCTTGGTACAAATACATCAAGCCCAGAATTTATTTGATAGACTGCGTCTGTTGCTGATCCTCCGTTACCCGAGTCACTTGAATTTGCTGTGACTGTAGCACCTGTCGTATCTTTTGCTGTAATTTCGTAAGTATTGGTGCCAGTTACTAAACTTATTTGATATTCTTGATTTAATACGGTTGCTGTTATGTTGCCACCCAAAGAAACCGCGCTTGAGAAAGTTACAAAATCACCATTGACTGCTCCGTGACCTGTTTCAGTTACGGTTATTGTTGAAGATCCGTTTGTAGCGGCAAATGTTGTAGAATTTGTGGAGGATCTTCGTATTGGAGTAACGTCATAATATACATCACCATTTTCGATGTAATACTTATTGGTTGTGCCGATACCTAGATATTGAGAGCCGTCAAGTGCCGTCCATGCGTGCAAAGCTCTCGGAGATCCAATAATTTCATTATCGGAATACTTTTGCCAACCTCCTATTTTTTCGACACGACCTTTTCTGAACCGTATAAAATTACCGTCAACCCAACCACCTTCATTTGAGTAATCGGTTTCCTCTTTATTGATTCCAGGTCTGAAATTAACTTTTGTTAGTGGCATAAACAAATTCTACCATTGAGAGAATAGAATTAAGCCAATCTAATAATAGCACCCGTAGCTGTTGCACTCGGGAATACAATTGTAAAATCACCCGCGGTGCTTGTCTTGTCTCCACCAAAGTCTATAGCACATACAGCTTTGTCAGAGTTGGTGTCGTTATAAATTAAACAACCTCTCGCAGTTACAGTAGCGTTACTAAAAGTTAAATCAGCAAAATCACAAACCGCCGTGGTTCCAGACGCAACCGGGGTTACATTTGTTAAAGCAGATCCACCAGAGGTGTAGTTAGTTCCACTTGCTTGACCAGTAGTTGTGAACGCAGTAGTACCAGCACCCAAAGTAGCGGATGAGGTATAAAGCGCTAATTTAAAAGAATTACCACTACTTGCAGTAAAGTTATGTGTTCCAACCAAAAGCTCCTGTTTGAAACTTGTGCATATTGCCGATGTAATAGCCATTCAAAGCTCCTTTAATATATCGGCCATGTCACTGTGGCCTTGTTTAATTAACATATTTGCATAAGTCGTGTTCTTGGACTTAATTGCATTT